ATCAAAGGTGTAGCCAATACCCGCGTAGTTCTTTCGCATCTTGCCGTTGTAGCTGGTCTGCTTCCAATCACCACCTAACAGCCGCTCACAGAACGCAGCGCCGATGTATTCTTTCTCAACGCCATCAGCACTGGCTGTGTCCTTGTTACCCACAACGATAACCTGAGTGACCACGCCATTTTCTACTTTAGCAAAGTGTGCCATCTACTTCTCCTGTGTATTCTTTAATCTGTGCCGGTGACCAAACGGTAGGGATGGAATCTTCAAACGCTTTTATCTTGTCCATTGTTTCCTGTATCTCTTCCCAAGTCGGCTTTTCTCTGTAATCTTCCCACTTGGTAATAACGTTGTTGCTGATCTCCCACCGCGCATTAGGCCGCAGCAGTTGCATCGCTGTTTCAATGCCGTAGAGTTGGTATATTTTTACCATGAGAGTATCACTATGCCTGAACCACCAGCTTTACCCAGATTCGCACCATTACCGTAGGCACCACCACCGCCACCGCCACCTGTATTAGCCGTACCAGCTACTGCGTCATTATTTTGTGCCGTACAACCTTGCCCACCGCCTCCGGTTCCCCCAGCAGCACCAGTACCGCCTGAACCGGCGCTACCACCGCCACCGCCACCACCATAAGTTACTGATGACCCTGAAATGCTAGATGCTGTGCCATTTCCCCCAGCCCCCCCGGAATTACCCGAAGCTGCCGTGCCAACTGCCCCTGCACCACCACCACCGCCACCGGCTCCACCAATGCCGCTAGTACCGCCGCTGCCGCCAGCACTACCTTCGCCTGAAGGAGAAGCCGCCCCACCAACTAAGATAGTGCCTGTAGTGCCACCCCCGCCACCACCTGAACCCCCAGCAAAACCAGTGGTTAAATATTTGCCGCCAGCGCCGCCACCCGTAGAAGTGATGCTAGAAAATACGGAGTTTGAGCCGTTAGTACCATTTTGTCCCGAGGCTGTTGGTGCGGCCCCACCACCACCGACAGTTACGGTGTACGAATTACCCGGAGTAACAGCTAGCCCCGCTGCCGTTCTGTACCCACCCGCGCCACCAGCACCAGCGTTACTATCAGCGCCACTAGCACCACCCGCTACGACAAGGTAGTTCACGCTCGTCACGCCAGCCGGAGCAGTCCATGTGCCTGACGTATTAAATATGGAAATACGGGTTGAGGAAGGCGCTGTGTAAGATAGGATTACGATGCCTGAACCGCCGGAGCCGCCCGTGTAATGAGTTGCACTTGCGTAAGCGCCGCCGCCGCCGCCGCCACCTAAATTTGTAGTTCCATTTGCCCCAGCGCCGCTATTGCTACCATTCCCACCGCCGCCTGAACCTCCTGTACCGGAACTACCACCACCACCACCAGCAACATAATTACCGCCACCGCCACCACCAGCGTAAGTAACCGATGATCCAGATATAGAGGATGCAAGCCCTGAACCTCCATTGCCTGCCACTTGGGCTACAAAAGTTCCGGTTGAGTCCGCACCTACAGAACCTGCACCACCGCCGCCAGCCCCAGCGACTAGAGTTGGATTACTAACCCCGCCATTATTTCCTTGACCTGACGTACCTAAAGCGGCGCTTGAAACGGAATTTGAACTGCCGCCGCCAGAGCCTCCGCTTGCGCCAGCGTGTGTACTTCCACCCCCGCCGCCACCTACCGCGCCGGTACTACCATTTACCAATGTGCCAATTAAAGAATTACTACCGTTGGTTGCAGTGCCTACAGTTCCACTACCAAGTCCAGCACCACCACCGCCAACGGTTACAGTGTATGGAGTGCCCGCAGAAACAGCTACATTACCTGTTAGTAATCCCCCGGCACCGCCTCCGCTGCCAAATCCACCAGTACCACCCCCGCCACCAGCAACAACAAGGTAATCAACCTTCGTTACCCCGGTAGGCGCTACCCACGTTCCAGACGCAGTGAACTGCTGGATGACTAAATAGCCACCCGCAATTTTGGCAAGGAAGAAATTAGGGGCAGCAAACATTATGCAAACGCCTGTGCGTAGGTGCCATACCAGACCGTGCCGTTAGCTACAAAACTTAGAATATCCACCGCCGAAGCCGTTGCGGTTATCGTAGGCGCAGTACCTCCGGGCCATTTGACAGAAGTGAATGTAGCTGTAGTCATGCCTGTGGCGGCTTGTGTCAAGATCAGGATAAAGCTCTTACCTGCCGTAGCGGTAGGCATTGTAAATGTGCAGGGTGTTGAAGCAGTCAGCGTAGCCGTATGAACCGTTCCGCTGGTCAGGTCTAGCGTCTTGGTAGAGCCAACAGTGCCGTTAGCAACCACACTCTCAGTGTAGTTCCCGGACAAAGCCATAACACCAGCAACCGTGGTTCCGGTAGCCGTGCAAGCCAAAGCCGTAGTTGACCCAGCAAGGATGCTAATGTTCCCTGAATTGTCCGCAGTGGCTACGATGCCACCAACCCCTGTAGTTACCGCCGCTAGTGTCGAAGCCATGTTTGTATCCTATTAAATAACTACCCATCTTTGACCAGAGTTAACAGTAACAGCGATGCCGCTATTCACCGTTATCGGCCCTACAGAGAAACCGTTTACACCAGTATCTATTGTGTAATTGGCTGAGATTGTTGTGTTGTTTAAGACGATGCCCTGACTGCCACCGGTATAAGCGGAATACTCAGACGGGTAGGTAACAAATACGTCTTTGGTTCCCGCGCTGAAAGATAACGCAGAGGGCTGGGTTGCAGAGCTATTGGAGAGAACCGTTGTCCGCGCAAGCGTGGTGCCAGATGAGGTGTAGGTTCCAACCCCAACTTCCCATTCGGAACCTGTTTGACCCACGATACAATAGTAGGTGGTGTTACCGTTGCCAATAACAGAGAAGTTTTGAAACCCTGTTGGGGGTGTGCCGGATAGCGTGATCGTGCCTGTCCCGGCAGTGGTGGTAGAGTCTTTGACCCGATCTGCAATAACAAGAGCCATTTAGTTCCCCGTTCCTATCACTATCCATGATGTGGCGCTTGAAGCGTCTATAACCGCCCAATTAGCCGTTTGTGAATCATCAATCACTTTCCAGTAAACAGGCACTATTAGCCCAGTTCTACCTACTGCAAATACACCTGTCAAAGCAGAAGTTCTTGAAGCCCCTGCCGTCCCTGCCAAGCCTGAACCGCCCACCCCAGTGAGTGTAAACGGTTCCTCACCACGCGCTACAGAACCTACCAACCCCGCCGCTGATACACCGGATAACCCGAAGCTAAGACCGGGGGTTACTGTTCCCGCAAACCCACTAGCTGAACCACTGCCAAGTGAGATAACTACGATAAAGCCACTTGCCTGACCAACTGCGTTTACACCAGTCAAAGCAATTGATTTCTCAACGCCTAGCGTTCCAGCAAAACCACTTGCAAGAACTCCGTTCAGGGCAAAAGACTTCGTTACACCAACCGTTCCAGCTAGGCCATTTCCAAGCACACCTGTTAGGCCAATTGAACTGGAAACGCCTAATGTTCCAACCAGACCGCTGCCTAATACTCCGCTCAAGGCAAACGAGTTTGCTGCTGATAACGTGCCTACAAACCCGTTTCCACCAACTCCGGTCAGTGCAATCGCTATTACCGGCCCTACAGTCCCAACTAAACCACTTGCCAAAGCACCGTTAAGACCAACTACGCTTGCTACCGTAACTGTCCCTACCGCACCAGATGCCGCATCTCCTGTTAAAGCTGCACTTAGTGCTACGTCGCCTAATGCTGCGAACGGTGCCTGAGCAAATGCGGATGTCCCGAACATAAGTTACGCGGCATTGCCGCGCCCTATTAAGTGGTGGACAAACGCAGGAGTGCGCTCGTGGTGTCGTTAGAAGGCATCGTAAGCGTGAATGTCCCAGCCGTAATAGTCTGCGAACCAAACGTATGTGCGCTCACAGCCTTGTTGCTTTGCGTGGAGTTGTAGAGCAGCAAGGCATCAAAAGCAGTCGTAACCGTCAACGCAGTCCAGCTAAAGCTGGCAGTCGGAGTCCAGTAAGCCACACCAGCCGTAGCCGTTGTGTTTGTTGACAGCGGAGCCGTGCCGTTGGTGACAGTAACGCCACCAGCCGTATAGCCAGAGCCTGACGTATTGGTCACTTCACCGGTAGTCCCATATGCCGTAGTCGCAGCATTGATCGTTGCCGAAGCAAAAAACAACGCAGCTTTAAACGTGTCGGTTGTCGGCGCGGTCAAGCTAGTGCGGGAAACCAGTGTGGACGAGCCAAACTGATGTTGACCCAACATCAACTCTTTCATAAACGTAGTACACATACTTTGGGTATTAGCCATTATTTCTCCTTTAGCCTAAAGCTGCTGCCACACCATCACCAAATGTGACAGGTTGTTTAAGTGTTACATGGGCGGAGCGATGCACCAACTCACCTTCATACCAATATTCAACCCAAGTAGTCATTTCAATATCATTGTCCACAGAGCCTTCCCGCTTTTCAAGCAAGGATTCTTCCATGTCGCCTTTGGTCGTAGTAATGAGCATTACGAAATCCTTATGATTGCTGAAGTGCTGTCTGAGGTAGGGAACTGCACGGTGAACGTCGTGGTAGATGTTTTATCACTGCCGAAGTCCAGCACACAGATAGCAGGGTTGGTAGCCCCGTCGTTCTTATAGATCAAAGCCCCCCGTGCCGTCAGTGCGCTAGACCACGCCGCGTTTGCAAATGAGAAGAAGGCTGTAGCGCCGGGGATCGGGTTAACCGTAACCACCAGAGCATTGCCACCGGCTGTGTAGCCTGACGCTACAACTTCACCGGAAGTAGTATACCCAGCGGTTTCGGCATTCAACGTAGCTCCATTCGTATATAGGGAGATATATAGATTAGATGAAGCCGTACTGATAACGAAGGTACCGCTGGGTAATCCTGATTTAAACGTGTTGCAAGCGTAATTTCCTGTAAAGGCCATTATTTCACCGGAACCCTAACTTGCCCACTACGGTAAGCATCCTGACGCTCAAGGCCATCCCCCAAACGCTTGGCTAGGGCTAATGCCTCTTGATATTTACCATTATAAGCCGCGTAAATGTCTGCTTCGGCTTTTTGAAACGTACAGGCTTCAACCATAGAACCGTATAACAATACGCTATCAAAGTTATCGCCCAACCAAGTCTGACCGCCAGAAATTGTGGTTATGCTTTCCGGTAGATAGTAGTAGTGAAGCTCCATGAAATACACGGCGTCAGGCATCGGCCCTAAAAGGAACGACAACTCAGTAGTCGGCACTGGGGGCGCTGCGTTCGTGGTAGTGGGGCCAAATAACGCGTAGTAGGCTGGAACGCCCGTATCATTTGGCGATGGATAAGACTCGCGGATAAAGTTAACGTCTTTGTTCAGAAGGTATGAGTACGTGCCTGTATTAAGGTTTGCATTAGTAACGCCTGTAACCACTGCCATCGAATACGGAGCCAGAAAGTCAGTGGGGCAAGCCAGATACTTATTACTTGCAGTTGTCGTGCCGGTCACATTCTTACGCAAAGAAGGAAACTGAACAGAGTTGTATATACGCTGTTCAGCTTGGGTGATGAACGTGTTGATCTGCTGTACGCTGGTGAGGGTAGTCGCGGTTGTTCCGTCGCTAC